TATAACGGAATAAAATAAAACAGTAAAATGGCAATATTAGATACAAACGAAACTATGTTCACAGCATTTGAACCTAAATTACAAAATAGGTTTATAATGAATATCGATGGAATCCCAGCGTACCTTATTAAGAAAATTTCACGTCCAAGTATAACATTTGGAGAAGTAGTTCTTGATCACATCAACGTAAAAAGAAAACTTAAAGGAAAAGCTAATTGGGAAAACATTACATGTGATTTATATGATCCTATTACACCCTCAGGTGCACAAGCAGTAATGGAATGGGTTAGATTATCACACGAATCAGTTACAGGTAGAGATGGTTATTCTGATTTTTACAAAAAAGATATTAGAATTAATACATTAGGACCAGTAGGTGACATTGTTGAAGAATGGATCTTAAAAGGAGCTTATTGCCAAGCAGCTAATTTTGGAGATATGGATTGGACATCAGACACACCAGCAAATATTTCAATGACAATAGTAATGGATTATGCTATACTAAATTACTAAAAGTTAATTTATATAAAAGAAAAGCGCCTATTTTTGGCGCTTTCCTTATTTTACATATATGTATATCCGAACTAGTTTTAAATAAAATAATAACGTTATGGAAGAAACAAAACACCAATTTCCCACAGAGGAAGTTACATTACCATCAAAGGGTTTATTGTACCCTAAAGAATCACTACTTTCTAAAGGAGTCATTACAATGAAATATATGACTGCAAGAGAGGAAGACATCTTAACTAATCAAAATTTAATAGCAAATGGAACAGTAATTGATAAATTAATAGAATCTCTTATTGTAACCCCAATTGATTATAATGATTTATTAGTAGGAGATAAAAATGCAATTTTAATTGCAGCTCGTATTTTAGGATATGGTAAAGACTATGAATTTAATTATAATGGAGAAACAATAGAAGTAGATTTAACTTCAATTGAAGATAAACCATTAGATGAATCTTTAATTAAAAACGGTAAAAATGAATTTAATTTTACATTACCATCATTAAAAAAAGAAGTTACATTTAAGTTTTTATCACATAGAGATGAAAAAGCAATAGATTCAGAATTAAAAGGTCTTAAAAAACTTAATAAAAATGCATCAGCTGAAGTATCTACAAGATTAAAATATTTAATTACATCAATAAATGGTGATTATGAAAAATCTACAATTAGAGAATTTGTTGATACTCAATTATTAGCTATAGATTCTAGAGCACTAAGAAATTATATAGCAGATATACAACCAGATACAAATCTAAATTTTAAACATGAAGTAAATAATGGGGACTTCATTAATATAGACATTCCCATCAATCTTAACTTTTTTTGGCCTGACGCCCAAATATAGAAACCAAGTCTTTTCTCAGATACATGATCTGGTGTACCATGGCGGCGGTGGATTTATACACTCAGAGATATACAACATGCCTATCTGGATGAGAAGATTTCACATTGAAAAAATTAATGAACATGTTAAAAAACAAAATGAAGAAATAGAAAACCAACAAAAAGGATCATCACCCCCATCAAGTAAACCAATGGGACCTAATGTTAATCCATCTTCAACATACAACTTTTAAAGTAAAGACATCATCGATGTCTTTCCTTTTTTTATATTTATACTCGAATAATCTTACATTATGGCTAAAAAAACTAAAGCGCAACAAGCAAAAGAACTTGGTATTACTAGGGAAGAACTTAGAATGTCTCAAGAAAGGACAGATGCTTTAAAAATAGAATTAGGTTTAAAAGTAAAAATAAATGAGGAAGGAAAAACTCAATTAAATCTTACTAAACAAGTATCTGCACAAGCATTAGATTTTATAGGAAAACAAGAAGATGGTGCTCGTACTACAAAAGATATTCAAAAAGATTATAATAAAGCTAAAGCACTTCAAGCAAAATTAGATGCCTCTATTGAAAAAACAGGAGGAAATACTAGTAAAATAGTAAAAGATTCTAAAGATATACAAGATGAAATTGTAGGTAAGAAATTAGAAGAACTAAATACTTCTATTGCAATAGATAAATCATTAGGACTTGCAGGTAAATCTGTAAGTGTAATGAATAAATTATTGGGTGGTACTTTAGGAGATACCAGTAAAATATTAGAAAATGCAAGAGAAGAAGTAAAAGCCCGAGGAGGTTCTATTAATAAATTGACAGGCTTTAAAGCTGTCGTAGGTCAAACAGGAAAATCTATAGCAAAAAATCTAAATGATCCTATGACTTACTTACTGTTATTACTTGAAAATAGTACAGCAGTAACTAAATTCCAAAATGAATTAGGAGTAAGTTATGGTAGTGCTATAGGATTAAGAGATGAAATGTCTCAAATAGCTAATAACTCAGGAGATGTTTTTATAAATTCTAAAAAAATCCAAGAATCTTTCTTTAATATGAGTACATCCTTGGGATTTGTAGCTGATTTTTCAGGGCAAACTTTAGAAACAATGACTAACCTAGAAAAACGACTAGGTTTAGCCACTAATGAAGCAGCTGAAATGACCATGTTATTTAAACTTCAGGGTAATAATACTGAAGAAATAGCATCAAACACGTTTGACACATTAACAAATACAATTAAATTAGGTAATGTAGCTGTAACACCAAAACAAGTATTTGAAGAAATAGCTAAAACATCTAAATCTATACAAGTATCTTTAGGAGCTAATCCTGAAGCAATAGGTAAAGCAATCATAGCAGCAAAACAATTAGGAGCATCTTTATCACAAATAGACCAAATAGCATCAAGTACATTAGATTTTGAATCATCTATATCAAATGAATTAGAAGCAGAATTACTTACAGGTAAACAACTTAATTTAGAAAGAGCAAGATTATTAGCGTTAAATAATGATTTTGCAGGTGTAGCTAAAGAAATAGCTAAACAAGGAATTGATTTTGCTAGTTTTAGCACAATGAATAGGATCCAACAAGAAGCAACGGCTAAAGCTTTAGGTCTAAGTAGAGATACATTATCAGAAATGACTCTACAACAACAAATGCAAACAATGTCCTCTGAAGAAATTAAAAATAATTTTGGAGAAGGAGCATATGAACAAGCAAAAGCACTAGATGCAACACAGAAATTTGCATCTGCTGTAGAAAAAATAAAAGGACTATTTAGTGACGTAATGGTAATATTAACACCTATTATAGATGGTGTTGCTTTACTAGCAGATTTAGTAGGAAAAGTAGTATCAGTATTTGGAAATTTTACTCCTATGTTAGCAGCTGCACTCCCTATAATGAAAGGTTTAAATATGGCTGCAAGATTACACGGAACCCTTACACTTAAAACTGCAATAGCGGGAATATTTAGATCTTTTTCTCGTATACCTTTTGGTATAGGTATACCCCTAGCATTAGGCGCTGTAGGTGGGTTATACTCAATGTTTAATAAAGCAGATGATGTGGGTTATGGTAATAATATGCTTGTTACTAAAAATAAAGGAGCAATTATGCTTAATAATAATGATAGTGTAGTAGCAGGAACTAATCTTTTAGGTGGAGAGAGTGGAGGGGGAGAAGCAATTGACTACGATAAAATGGCTTCAGCAATGTCTAAAGCACAAGTAAATGTATCAACTAAATATGATTCATTTAGCTCAAACAGTACAACATCAAATGGGGGAAAATATCAAAGCACAGCAAGATATGAGTCTAAATTTGTTTAATTTATATGTATAATAAAACACAATAATTATGAGTTTAAAAAATTTAAAATCGTTATATGATAGACACACTCTTGGTACCTTAGGAAATACAGTAGGAAATGGCCATTCTGGTACAGGACTAATAGGAGGAAACCCTGGTGCAGGTACTTATTTTACTGATGAAGGAACTAGTGATTCTCCTTTTGCATCTAAAGCAGGAAATGATCATATGATAAGTTTATTAAATAACAATGTTATAAGTATTAATAGTAATCAAACTTATAATCCAGCTCCTAATAAATCACCTTTTCAAGATTTAAATGGTGAACCAGGACCTTCTTTTGGAGCTGAATCAGGACATGGTAAAAAATTAGGAGGTAAAGATTTACATGAAGCCCTATTAACAAAAAAATATGGATACAAATATGGTAATTCTACAGAAGTAGTAGGACCTGCTCCCGGGGGAGATAGTAATTCAGATTTTCAAGATTTAAACGGTGATTTAGGACCTTCTTTTGGAGATGCAAGTGGTCAAGGTAAAAAATTAGGAGGTAAAGATTTACATGAAGCCTTATTAGAAAAATCTTACACATATAGCCATGCTCCCGGATTTTCTACAACTATTTTAGGAGAAGACGAAAAGGGAAGAAAAGGAGGAACATTCGACTTAGATGGTGTTGATGGAGGGCAAGGATTTTTTCATGGGGTAGCAGATCCCCAAAGATTTCAAGGAAAAACAATAGGTAGTATAGATTTACATAGACAATTATTAACAAAATCATACACTTACAACCATGGAGGAGGTGCTCGTAGAGGAACTACTCCAGTAACAATTGGTCCTTCACCAGGACCTTCAGGATTTTCAGATTTTCAAGATATAGATGGTTTAGCCCCTTCAGGGTATAAAAACCCAGACACAGGAGTATCTTTTTAATATATTAATAAATGGGATTAAAAAATTTATTATCAAATTTAGCTGCTAGAGATCTAGCAACAGAAACTGCTAAAGATTTAACCTATGGAAAAGGTACTGCATATGATAGACCTAATCAAGGATTTAGTAACGAACCATTTATAAAAGGGGGTATAAATTTAGGAGGTACAAGTACTTTAAATAGTATTACTGGTGGATTTATAAGAGGAGGCATATTAATGCATGCTGAACGACTAATACAAGACACAACTAGAATAGGTAAATTTTATTTCTCATCAAGAGGTATTACCTTTTTAGCAAAACAAATAGGATTACAAAAATCAAACCCAAAAATAAGTGAACCTTCTTTTTCTAAATCACCTGCAAACCATAGAACATACAACTTTGGAGTAAACACATTAGCTCAAATAGTTGGACAAGGTACAGGTTTACATGTTAATAGACAAGGTTTAACACCTTTAGCTAAAAATGGTTATATAGATGAAGATAAATTCTCTAATAATAATATTGGGAAACAAGATAATAGATTATTATTTCTTTATGATAATCATATAGTAGCTGATGCATCTTCTCCACAAAAAACAGAACCAAAAACAGGAATAGGTAGAGTTTTTGCTAAAATAAAAAAACACTTTGCAAAACCAGGTGAAGAATTATATTCATATGGAGGAGGACCAGGATCAACTTATGGTATAGGACAAACTAAAATACAAAAATATACAAATACAGGAGCATCAGTACTTCCATTAGCAAGAGGTTATAACCCTAATGGGGATGGTTGGGGTAGAAAATATAGAAATTTTACTGAAGATAATGTAGTACCTAAATTTGAAATAACTAATAATAATTTATCAGGATTTTTTAGAGCTCAAGGTTTAAATGAAAAGTTATTAAATTATCCATTTACTTACTTAGATGATATAAAAAATTTAAAGAATGGTAAATCATACACATCTAAATTTGGTGAATTTAGATTTGATAGTAAAATCGATCCACTAAAACTTAGTCCAAATGTATCTAAACATTATAAGGATCATAATTTAGAAGGATTGACTAGAGTAAAAAATTATTTATTTACCTCAGGTAGAATTTTTGAAGATAATTATTTTAAAACAAGAAAAGATAATAAATCATACCATAGAGAAGAAAGAATTGGTTTAGGTAGACCTGGAGGTAATCCTAATAATATTTATTCAACAGAAACAGTAGATTTATTAAATGCTTTAGATGTTTTTACAAATAGTGGAGACTTAAATAGTAATCATGTTAGAGACTTAATTAGATTTAGAATTGAAGCAGTAGACCCAAATACTCCTACAAAATCAAATGTAATGGTATTTAGAGCATTTTTAGATAGTATGAATGATAATTTTAGTGCTAATTATAATGAATTTAAATATAATGGTAGAGCAGAAAATTTTTACACATATAATAGTTTTAATCGTGATGTAAGTTTTAGTTTTAAAATAGCAGCACAATCATCTGGAGAAATGAGACCATTATACAGAAAATTAAATTATTTATTGTCTAACACAGCACCTGAATATAATGCAACTTCAGGTAGAATGATGACTCCTTTTATGAAATTAACTATAGGTGCCTATTTTGATAGATTACCTGGTGTTATAAAAAATGTAAGTATATCATGGCAAAAAGATTATCCTTGGGAAATAACATTAAATGCTCCTGAAGGGGGTTCAACTACTGGATTATTTACTTTACCTCATGTACTAGACGTAAATGTTACTTATCAACCAATACATGATTTCTTACCACAAAAAGGTATAGATTCACCATTTATTTTCCCACATAAAAATAGTCCAATAGCTAATTCTGTAGGAAGAAAATTATGGAATAAAGAAGGAGTTTCTAGTAATTTAAATACAGCTGTAAATAAAATTGTTCATCCAAGTAAAGATTTAGTAGAGGCTGATAAAAGAAAAATGGATGGGATTACAAAAATACCAATAATACAAGTTGATCAATCATTATTAAAAAGTCAAGTTGGTTTTGATGAATTTGCACCTGGTCCCAATAGAGAAACACCAGAACAAATAATGGCTAAACAACAACGACGTTTAGATTATTTACAAAATGGTAATCCAACATTTCTTGGAGACCCCATACCTCGTGATGAAGGGATAGATGATTTACCACAAGATTTAGGAGCATAAAACAATGGATAGATTAAATTTTATAAAAAGACAAAGAGGAACTAACGGTAAAATAGTATTTAAATATCTAAAATATCCTAAGATATCTTTATCTATAGATGATATATATGCTACTACACTTGTAGGTGATAGATTAGATTTAATTGCAGATCAATTTTACAATGATGTGGATTTATGGTGGGTTATTACTACAGCAAATCCAGATATTATTAGAAGAGATAGTTTTAATTTAAAACCGGGTTTACAGATTAGAATCCCTTCTCCTGATAGAATTACTGATATATTAAGATCATTTGAACAATTAAATAAATAGTTATGTCTATATTTAAGGAAACCCTTAAAGATTTTGTTTGTACTCAACTTCGAATAAGAGAAGCTATTATAGAGCAAGGAAATAATCCTTCTAAATACAACCATAGATTTGGTAATCCCAGAAGTAATATAAATGTAAATGGAAATAATAAAAAAATAAAAATAGACGCAGGAGCTTTCTACACAAACACAGTACATAAACAATGTATTATCAGAATGACTTCAGGAGTAGATGTTACTGATAAAAAGATTTTAGAATTTGGAGAAGATGCAGGAAATGAATTAGCTAAATCTTACATTTTAGAAGGAGGTGTATTAGATAAAAATCAAAAACAAAGATCAGGTTTTGTAAAAAATAAGGGAACATATGGGGCTAAATCTACTCGTTCAAATGCAGCAGATGGTTTTGGTATAGTACCAATGCCTGGAATTATAGACGCTGAGATTAGAACAAAAACAGCCTATGGTTCACTTCGTGAAGCAAAAATAAATTTTGTTTGTCATAATAGACGTCAATTAGAAGTTTTAGAATTACTTTATATGAGACCAGGTATGCCTATTTTATTAGAATGGGGGTGGAGTCCTTTTATAAATAATAAAGGTAAAATAACAAATGATACACCTAACATATCAAATGATTTTTTTGATGGAAGTAAAACTATAGATACATTAAATGATGATATTAGAAATAAAATTGAAGAATCAGCAGGAAATTATGATGGGTTTATAGGTTTTTGTAAAAACTTTGAAATAGCATCAAGATCAGATGGAGGGTATGATTGTACCACTGAATTAATTGCTATGGGAGAAGCTTTAGAAAGTCTTAAATCAAGAAAAGATGGAGATAAAATAAGTAGAGAGGGTGACGAAGATTTAGAAGTAGATTCATTAGAATTTCTTTTAGAATCATTTAAAGAATTAGGAGATTATATAGGCACAGCTCCTGTAAGAGAATCTTACGATCCAGATGATTTTTTAAATTCAGAAGATAAAGGAAAAGAATATGATGACGGTAATGCTGATTTTTTAATATTAAGTCAATTTATTAATAAACTCCAAAAAAGAAATGATTGGATGAAAGCATTCAACGTTGGGTTAAATAAGAGTACGGGTGTTGTTGAGGGTTTAAATAAAGTAGACACAAATGTTGATAATGATGAGTATGCATATAATTTAAGAAGAGAATTAGATAAATTACGTAATGGTAATAAAGGTGCGTTTAATAACTTCTTTTTATTTAGAGGAGAAATAATAAAATATGAAAAAACTCTTTTTTCAAATCCAGACAACACAGAAAATGATCTAAAATACAAAGCAGCTGATACTTATATTAGATGGGATATGCTTTGTTTAATGATGAATTTATTTGTATTTCCTGAAAGAAAAATTAATCAAGAACCATTAATAAATTTAGTTTATACTCAAAGACTTGAAGATAAAGAAGTTAATGGAAAAATGACTTATAAAAAAGAGTATTTAGAATTTGCTCCTTATAAATTCCCCACAGATTCTACAAAAAAAGAAGAAAATAAATATAAAGTAATAAAAAATCCAAAAACTGGTTTTTTTAGTAAATATAAAAATATAAAAGAAGTAAACGTAGAAAATTTATTAAATGCTAGTTTTAACCCTAATGTATGTTTATTACCTAACCAAATTGCTACTAATCTTAAAGGAGTTGGACCAAACTATAATCAGTATATAGGATTAATCCATTTAAATGTTGACCATTTAAAAAAAGTATACATGGATATGGCTTATAATGGAGATGAAGTAAATAAAGATTTTGGCTTATTTGATTATATTAAAAAAATATGGGATGATGTAAATACAGCTTGCTGTGGTAGACATGAGTTTACATTACAAACAGAATTAGAAAATCCTAATAATATAAGAATTATAGACTTACAAGTAAATGGTGAAGCTTTAAAACTATTAGAAAGAGAAAACTTATTTGAATTTAAAATACAAAGTAATAAATCAATAGTAAGAGATTATAATTTTAATACAACAATCCCTAGTTCTTTTAGTGCAACTATAGCAATAGCAGCTCAAGCCCCTACTAGTATAGATGATTTAGATCAAGTTACATTTGCTAATTTTAATAAGGGAATAAAAAGTAGATTTACAGTTACAGAAGAAACACAACCTGATTTTGAAGCTATCGATGAATATAAAAAACAAAATAAAAAAACATATGATAAATTATTTGAAAGATATAAAGAACAAATAATTCAATTAGCTTATTATAAAGTTTTAATAGAACATGGAAAGTATAATAATAATAATGGGATAAGAAATAATATAGATGATTTTAATGTAGTTTTAAGCTTGTCTAAAAGTATAGAAAATACTTTAAATCAATTATTAAGAAGAAACCCAAAAACAGGTATGCCTTATAGACAAATTCCTAAATCAAGAGCAGCAATAGTTCCTCTAAAATTTAATGCTAAAATAGATGGTATGGGGGGTATGGTTATAGGAAATGTATTTGTAGTTGAAAAAAATAAATTACCAAAGGGATACCAAGCTGATAATATTGCTTTTGTAATAATGGGAGAATCTCAAAAAATAACAACAGGCCAAGATTGGACAACAGATTTTTCAGGACAAATGATATTAACTAATGATGATAGTAGAGATGAATTTGATAAAAGTGAAGGTCCTGCAGAACCTATATTAATTGATTTAACAGCTGTACAAGATAATACAAGAGTAGTTCAAAATATAATTATACCAGAAATTTTAGACCCACTTGGTACAGAACTAGAAGATGATGACGTTTTACCATTTATAGAACAAAATCCCCCATCGGGAGATGATAAATTTATAAGAAATGATGGTAGTGGAGCATCATTATTGGGGGATGGATTTATATATGAAGGTGAGGTAACAAACATAGAACTTGGTCCAGAAATAGCAATGTCACAAGCAATCCAGCAAGCATATTCACAATTATTTAGTAGGACTAGCTTTAGTGGAGATGAAGAACTATTTAAAGATTATGTTTTTGATGCTCAACCTTATGTTAAGATAATAGAGCAAACAGTTTTATTTAATACTGCAGTAGTAAGATTTAAATTTCAAAAAGAAGAACTATAATGGCTGGGTATATTCCAAAATCAAAAGTAAATATTTTAGAAACAGCAGGGGCTGAATTTATGACTGCAGTTACTAAAGAAATATATGTTGGTACTTATATGGAACTTAGTGATGGTACCTTTTTTATAGGAAATAATCCCCAAAATCTTGGAGAAAGTTTATTACGGTTAACTGCTAGAAATTATTCTTTTAAAAGAACTAAAAATAATGTAAAATATAGGGGATTAAAAACTCCCACATACACAGAATTATCAAAAAAGAAAAATATCCCTATTATAAAACCAGATCCTCTTTTAGAAGATTATAAACGAGGATATTTTATGAGATACTTTAGTAGAAGAGTAAATGATGCATTTAATTATTTTGAAATTAATAAAAAAACATATGAAGATTTAAAATCTAAAAATCCTAAATATGATTATAATTTACACATTATAGGAAAAATAAATTGGGCTTTATTAGAGACATCTAATAAACTAGTAGCAAACATAAATGAGTCTAATATAAATTTATTATTAAATCAATATCCTAATTTAAATGTTCTTTTTAATAATTTTGCTGATTATGAACCCTTTCACACTAGAAATTTTAAAGAAAAATTTTACATAAACACAGGTTCTGAATATATTACATATACAGGTTATTTTCATGGACACCCAACAAATGGCTCTATTATGGAAGGTCCTTTTCATTCAACTAAACCACATAGAAAATTATTAATTCAAGATCAAATAAATAAAATGGGCAAATCTCGAGAAAAAACTTATATACCTTCATCCAATCCAGGTACAACTTCAATGGGACCAATAAAAAGAGGTAGCTCAACTTCACCAGGAGGTTCAACTTCATCTAGAGGTTCAACTTCATCAGGAGGAGGTGGTTATTAAATAAAATTTTATTACACTGATAAGGTATGTTCTATCTTATCGAAACAAAAAATCAATTAGACAAACTAGAATTAAAATTATCTTCTAGTCTAACACGTTATCTTGAATTCATTCAAGGTAATGATAACACACACCCTCAATTAGCAGAAATAATAGCTGTGTATCTTAACATTGATGGTGAGGATTTTATTATACCCTTAAGTCATTTAGAATGTATCAACCAAGATAGAAATCTTATATTTAGTTTATTAAAAAGATATGAGTTTTGTGTTTTAGATAAGAAAAGCAGCTTACACGCGGCCCCACAACTATCTTATACGGATATACAACATTCAATATCTTTATTAAACCAACATACAACCAATGCACACCAATGGTATTACCGAAAATTCCCACATACTAAGGTAAATAAAATGATACCTATTGGAAAACACCTAGAGCGCTGCAAACAAAAGTCACACGATATATTCCAAGAGTATCGCGGGGAAACTAATAAATATTATAATTCCATATTGTTGCCTGTCTTATATGAATTAGAAAAGAATGCATTAAAATTCAATGATAAGTTTGACGAGTATTTTAAACCAAAATGTAAAAAATTCTCTATAAAAGAAGATCATATATACGGATGGTATAATCCATACACTACAACCGGAAGACCTATAAATAACTTTAATGGAATAAATTTTGTAGGATTAAAACATGACAATGGCGAAAGAGACACATTTGAACCAGACAATGACTTTTTTGTAGAAATGGATTATGATGGTTATCATCCCCGCCTAATAGGCGATATAGTCGATTATCAATTTGAGGGCAACGTACACAACACACTTGCGGAAATTTATTTTAAATCCAAGGAAATAACCCCACAACAATATAAAGAAAGTAAAACGCTTACATTTAAACAAATATATGGAGGTATAGATAAGGCGAACCTACATCACCCTTTCTTTTCTAAAACACAGGATTTTATAGATATTATTTGGGAAGAATTTAATAAAAAAGGAGAAATTAAATGTGGTAGTTATACTATAAGTAAAAAAAACCATCCTAAAATACATTCTCAAAAATTATTTAATTATTATATACAGGCAACTGAAACAGAAACTAACATTCGTAAAATGAAAATTATACAGGATTATTTAAAAACTAAACAAACAAGATTAGTTCTTTACATATATGATGCGTTTGTTTTTGATGTAGCTAAATCCGATGGTATAGAAACAATAAGAACTTTAGAATCAATACTTAATGATAAATTTCCAGTAAAAATAAAAAATGGTACACATTATGGTGCTCTAAGTTAAATTTTATATTTATAATCGGAAAATTCTGATTATTTATGAACAATCGATTATATTGTACTTTTACTACGTTAGATGATTATAAAAAAGTAGCAAATAATATTCAATCATCTTATGTGATTCTCTTCGATAAACTTTTTGTGTTAGAAAGTTTGGATAGGGAAAAAATTATGATTACATATAATGTAGATATAAATAATTCATCTACAGATTCAATGATAGATAATACAATATTAGTTCATAGAAAAAAACAAACAAACACTTTATACACAATTAATGCACTTAATGAAGTAATAAAGAGTTTAAATAATGGGGTTTTAGATAAGTCATTCGCTGTAGATTGGAATGATTATAGAAATTGTATCTTACTGATACAAACAGAGGGTTTTAATCGTATAGACACGAAAATAAAAGAAATTATAAATCTTTAGTAGAAAAATTTGGTTTAGCCAAAAATGCTTCGTATATTACACGGAGTAATAAGATAACATTCACATTTAATTAACAAAAACAATAACATGGATTTAAATGAAATCAAGAACCGTTTAGCAAAACTAAACAACAAAGGGGGAGGTGGCTCTAGCGACTTCAAAAACAATTTTTGGAGACCACCAGTAGGTGAAAAATCAGTAGTAAGAATAGTACCTTACCAACACAACAAAGACTTTCCATTTTCGGAATTATACTTTTACTTCGGTATTGGTAAACCAAGAATGATTGCTTTGTCTAACTTTAGCGAATCAGATCCAATTTTGGAATTTGCCACTCC